CCACACGTTTTCAACGTGCCGAAGTGGTTGAGAAGACGATGGCAATCCTGTAGCGAGACCGCTTTCCTGCGAAGGTAAACGGGCGTCACAAGCTGCATCGCCGACCAATCAGCTCCGCAGCTCTCACGAAAAGGCCCATGAAAGAATGACTTGTTGGAATTAACCTTCAAGCCAAGAGCTTCCAGGGTCTCAACGAGGAGCAATGCACTAGCCGACGGACAAATAATATCATCCCCGTAGGTCATGGAGAGATACGGGGCGTTGGACTCTATTCGACAGGACTCGCTAAGAGCCCAGAAGATAAGAGATTCCAACGCGAACGTAAATCCATTTCCCATAGAGGAAAACTTATTTAGTTCGTATCGAGTCCCCTCGACGTCGCTATGAGTACAGCGAAGGTCGGAGAGAAACTCGAACCACGGCTCAGGGAGCAACCAGCGTACCAACTCAATTGAGATGGTATCGCTGGCTGCGCTTAAGTCGATGGTGGCCAAGCCATCTAATCCAGTCGATCTCGTCCCCAGCTTTGCGAGCAGTTGGTTCACGCGTTGGTCCTCAAGAATAGAAACATGTTTCTTTTCAAGGATTGGCGCGAGAAATTCATGCACGCCTAGCTGAAGGCGGAGATTGAGACTAGGTTCGATGGCTATAGATCGAAACGTTTTGGACGATTTCGGAACGAAACCGACCCTGTTGGCAGGCGTGAGCTTGATCCCTCTCTTGACAGCCCCAACCGTATCTTTGCGCGTGCGAAGCTCGCGCCAGATAAGAATTGGGGACTGTCGATAGAAATCAATCGCCATACCCACCGCGGATAGGGAACAGGTCTGCTCTGTAAACTCGGAAAGAGTTTTATAAACAGGAGCAGTCCTTTGTCTATCCGCCGTCAGAAGACTCACGCCCGGTCCATCCCTCGCCAAATCAAGGATCTTGCAATACTTCCGATGAGTAAAATCACCGAGAATAGAGCGGACCAATGAATTGGCCCTATCCATAATCCGCCAGAGTGGAGTATCTGTCTGTTCGCGCAAGAGAGGAATTCTCTTGTTAGCTTCAGAGCAAGATTTCTCTGACTCAAGCCACGTTGCCATAGCCGCCATTTTCATGGCGGGGCCGGTTGACGGGACTTTAG